GGTTGTTCCCAAGACGAACGCCAATAACTGCTGACATGTTTCCGATATTGAAATCAACGCCTACACGAAGAGGCTCGTCGCTGATATCAGGAATATCGGTAATTACATGCTTGGCACGATCAAAACGGTCATAAACCTGACCGGTTGTCAGATTCGTAAATTCTCCAAGCAAATACGCCTTTAACAAGCTGGGATCGTAGTTTGCTTCGAGACGTGCGATGAAGTCTGGCGGCAGATGTGGATTGTCTGCACTGCGCATCTTGATCAGTTTTCGATCAGGGCGCTGTTGTGCTTCCTCTGTGCCAAACGTGTTCCACATCCAGCGGAAGCCTTCAGGCGTTGACGCAGCGGCAAACTGTCGGACGTTGCCAGCACGAAGGCGACCAAGGATCTTAGGGAATGCTTTCTCTGCAATTGAAGGAGCAACCGTATCGATTTCGTCAGCAAGCACCCAGGCAAGGTTTAAGCCGATGATGCGTGACCAGTTCTCGAAACTGCGGCACAAGATCTTGCTATCACCTCCGGGCAAATGCAAAACATATTCGGGGAGCGGACTTGCTCGAAACGTATAAGGGATTTCGTAAGCCTCAAGGAACGCCTCAAAGTCATTCATCCAGATGTCACGAATTAATGGGCCTGTTGGCTCCATTACGCAACCCATAAAGCCTTGGTTTGATGCTGCAAGCACAACAGCCTTTGCAGCTAACGACCTTGTCTTGCCCGCCCCATACCCAGCAGATAGACCGATAATTTCTGTTGTTTGATCTTCTACAAATGCAAGCTGACCAGGATGAAGATCTGATTTAATTTGTTGGACTAATTTCTGAACATCTAATTCTGAATTATTTTCGCCAATCCTGTGCAAGACATGGCCTGAAGGTATCGCTGATAATACGCCCATTAATCGTAAATCCGTGCAAGTTTAGCCGCTGTATTAATACAACCTAATGCGGTTTGCAGGTTTGATTGTTCCATTGCCTTTTTTTGTATAACTGATAGTTGTGACAAAAGAACAGCGGTAAAAGCTTGGCGATCAAGATTGTAATCCTCTTGTAATTCTTTACGTGCTTCTGCGATGTACTCATCTATGCGCCGTTTTGCAAGCCCCCACTCTTGAGCGCCATACTGCACTAAATCTTGACGCGTTGCTCCATTGGCAAGCATCCGAGTAACCCGTGCTAGGCGAAATTGTTTTTCTACAGCCGTGCAACGAGGTTGAGCCATGTATTTACTGTAGTGAAGCGAATGAATCAAGCGCATACCAGACGTGGCTATTGCGATAGCCGCCTTGGTGTGTTGGGACGATTGGCGTCACGCCGTGCATATTTCTCCACGCTGGATACACAAGCATTGAACCATCAATTTGGTCAAACGTTGCGTTGTAATCAGGGACATGCAAATTCCCCCCGGTGCTGTTTCGCCTTTTCGTAATGATGATATTGATAGCCCCTTTGACGTTTGCATGGTCTTGGTGGATGGGGGCTGCGCCATTGCAGTTAGTAATGGTGCTGGTGAAATTTTTAGAAAACCGCCATTTTTCTGGCACTCGCGATCGCACCTTGCTGCTATGCAATTTAGTGATTTCTGGAGCTAGTTCTTCGACCAGTTTGTAGGCGACTAAGCCTGCTTGATACATAGCTTTCACAAAAGTCGCTGCTGTTTTGCTGGCGTGAACAGAAGAACGGGTTCCGTATGCCCGTCGCATATGCGGCTTTGGTGGGACGCTGCCAAGGATTGCCGAATATTGTGAAATAATTGCGTAACGCTTTTTGCCGTCTGCTAATGCAGGAAGCGGGCGCTTGCGGTCCATCATTGTCTTGGGCACACGGGTTGAGTTGACCTCGTGGTCAGCAATGTTGACTAGATTGCGAAGGCCATCAGGCAGTTGCTTGAGAAACAAGCCGATCTGAGTCCCGTCTGGGTCAGCAAGGATACAGGATTCAATGATGTTGGGCTGCAGCGTCGGACAAGTGTCCCCGATTTTGAGCTTCGGCAATTTGGGCTGCAGGGTGACGACTGGCAGTGATGAAATATTCATCGAACAACGCGCTTCATGTGTTTGGCGTATCCAGAGATGTCAAGCTTGGCGTCTAAACGATCTTTCTTTTTAATGAGCTTGGCAAACGGTGCCCAGTCATTGACCAAACGTTGCGCCCAGACTGCGTCACGCTTTTGCTGATAAAGGTGCTGCAAGCCACCTGCATTTGTTCCCACTCCAGGACAGTTAAACCAAGCGTGAAGATCAACAATGACGCCATCTGAATGCTGAATGGCAAGCATGGTGAAATCACGGTCTTCCTTGCGATCCGCTCGATACCTCCAAGTAATCTTGGGCAAATACAGCAGAGCGCATACTTCGGGAGGACGCTTGTTAATGGCAAAGCGTTGTTTCTTAGTGCTGTAGCTCCAAGCGTATTGGCAATAGTTAAGGCCGTTAACTGGGAACTTAAACTGTTCAACAGCTTTATGGAACTGTTTGAGAACGTTGTGATTGCCCTTGATGGTTTTGCCCGCCTTAGCCACACCAAAGCCATTGATGTCATCGTCCATGATCCACAACCACTTGTGACCGCAGACATGGCCCCAATCAAGAATGTAATTACGAACAAAGGTGATGCCCTTGTCGTTGTCAGGAATTTCTTGAAGGTTGGGCACCCCAGCCGCTTTGTAAGCGGCCATGTCCTGAGGCTCTACAAAGTGAGTGAATGGTATGTCACCTAACAGCTTGTAGGTAGTGGTAGCAGGCCTGCCTTTAGTGGGAATTGCAACGTGCACTAGGCAGCCAAAGCCTCGATAAGCTTTATGCCCACGTACTCGCCGCGTTTGCGAGCTGCATCAACTAAAGCCTTGGCTTCTTCATAGTCTTCTGGACGGAACTCAATTTGGATAGCTTTCATCACCCCATCAGCAAGTTCAGAAGTTGGGTCATCTTCTAAATCGTTCAGTGCTGACAAGTCAATATCGTCACCAAAGGTGGGAAGCTCATCACCCCAGCCAAGCAAGGTCAAGTCAAATCCTGCCTCACCCAGTGCAATTAATTCTGATTGCAGCACATCATCATCCCAAGTGCTGTTCAGTGCCAACTGATTGTCAGCAATGACATAAGCCCGCCTTTGCGCTTCTGTGAGGTGGCCTAACTCAATAGTTGGCACAATGGCTAAACCCATCAGTTCAGCAGCCATTAGCCGACCATGACCTGCGATTACGTTGCTGTCTGCATCAACAAGGATTGGATTGGTAAAACCAAACTCCTTGATGGACCGAACAAGACGATCTAGCTGTGGTTCTGAATGTTGACGCGGGTTGTTTTCGTATGGTTTTAGCTCTTCTGTTTGCCGTTGGATTATTTTTTCTGAAACGATTGCCACTGCATAACAAAAACACTTGCGAGAATGATAGCTGCTTATGTCAACGTGCAGAATTTGCTTTCAACCAGTATTCAGTCAAGCGAATAATTTTCGGCTGAACAAGATGATGGCTGCTTACTATCGACCTGAACTCCCCGACTGTGACCATAAGGCTGCCATCTTCTAGGGAACGGATTTTGGCTACGGGCGTAAGCCTGTTTGAGTCGCTGCTCATAACGGAAAAAGGCTCGGAGTTCATGCTGATGCTGCTGTGTGCGAATAGATTTGTCGAGGTTCATCGAACAAGCTCCTAAAATCTATTGCTTTGATTAAAAGTCAAATCTTCCCAAAGAAGCTTAAAATCATCACCAGTTAACTGCCCTTTAAATCGCTTGACAGCACGGTGGCACCAGACGAGGTTTTTGTGATGGATCACCTTGGCTTCGCCGTAAACCGTGACCAGTTTCCTGGGAATGTCCAACGCAACCGTAGCAGTTTCTTCGCCACCGATTTCAATAACAGCTCCTGTGTAAAAGCAACGGCCATTAAATTTATCAAGAACAATTTGTATCCACTCAGTTTCATAGCCCTCAACAAAGCAAGAGCCGTGTATCAAAGCAGAACCGCGTTTGTGTTTGAAATAGTTTTGAATAGAAACTCTTGTAATGCAATGGTGGCAAGTGACCCGATCCAACG